TACGTCCTGAGCTGGCCAAGGTCGATTAAGCGCAGCTCGGAAGGCATCAAAGCTAGTCCCACCTAGGTCATCAAACTGATAGCGCTCCCCACTGTAGAGCCCCCTGGCCCAATCCGCTGAGGCTGTTACGCTGTAGTTTCCACCATCAGCCACCGCTGTGGTGGTGCCTAGGCCTAGGACATCATCATCAAGAGGGGTCACCCTAAACTGTACATCTGAGGTGACCTTAATCTTATCAGCTGAGGTCAGCTCGATGGTCCATGTGGTGCCAAAGGTCTTAAGCGTCTGTAGAGCTTCCTCAAGCGTTCCCATGGCGTCTGTGGGTGTGTTGTCTCCCACTCCACGGCCATTGAGGAAGAACAGCCCATCCTCATACACCCCAGCTCCTGTGGCGTATGTAGGAAGGCTGATGTTTGTGGCATTGTAGCGCACCACATCGACCCCTGCCCACTCACGAGCATCAAAGGCAGCCAAGAGGGCGAAGTCAGGAGCGGGTGTGTTATATGGCATGAGTTCACCTCATCCTCTGCTGATTAAAGCGGGCCATCCCCCTAGGGTTTTGATTGTACGTTCTGACGATATCATTCACCATGGCGCGGCGTGCTGCCTCCTGAGTGTCATATATCACAGCCCCTCCAAAATTAATATTTACCACTGTGGCCTGAGTGTCAGCTGTAGCGCGCTGTGGAGTCGAGGCCACCTGAGGAGCTCCTGAAGGTGAGGCGGTTGTCCCACCGCCCCCTGTGCTCGCTCCACCGCTCACACCCAAGGCCCCCGCCCCTGCCCTAGCAGCTGCCGCTGTGGCGGCATAAGCCCCTGAAGCGGCGAAGAGTGAGCCCGCCTGAGCTGGGTTAATGAAGAGCATGGCGAGCGCCTCAGCTCCTGTCATGAGGGCCTTGACCCCTGCTTCAATGGCCAGAGACTTGAGGAGCTCACCTGTGGCCTCCTTGAAGCTCTTCCCCGCCACATCACCAAACATGGCCGCCTCTACACCCGCCTCAGCGAAGCCCCGCCCATAATCATCAATCACTTGACCTAAGGCGGTCGCTGTGGCTTGGAGCTCCGCCGCTGTGGTCTTGGTGATGCCCTTTGCAAAGGCCTCAAAGCTGCTGACCATCTCCTTCTGATCTGCTAGCAATTGTTGAGCGCGCTCTCTCTCCTCATCCAATTGGCGGCGGCGGCGCTCATGGCGCTCATCATCCATCTTCTGAAGCCTAGCTGTCTCGGTGGCCTTAGCTTGGTCCATGATTGTCTTGACCTCAAGCTGGTATTGCTTAAGCACGATAGCGCGCTTCATCGCGTCATCTTTGGCGAGCTCAAGCCCTGTCTCATAGCGCTCACGCGCTAAGGCTAAGAGCTCCTCATCCCCCTCCTTGGTCAACTTGATGTCAAGCTGTCTGATCTGACTCTCTTGTACAAGACGCAACTGCTCTTCCCTCAGCGCTTGCTGAGCTAGCTTCTGTTGATCAATCGCCTTAGCTTCACCCTGTCTAGCCTTTGTCTTTGCTTGGTTTAACTCGATGATTTTCTTTGCAAGCTGAGCATCTTTTAATCCCTCTTCATTAAGTAACTTGATCGCCTCTTTCTGTTGAGTGACAAAGGCTGACAGCTGATCACGTGACATTGATTCAAGCCTCAATAAATCGGCTGTCTTTTGCCTCTCAATATTCCTCTCAGCTGTGAGTCGAGCAGCCTCTCCTTCAATCTTGACCTGAGCCTCAAGCGCCTGTAGAGCCGCCCTTTGAGCAATCAACTCCTTAGCCTTAGTCTCAAGCGCCTCTTTGCTCTGCTCCTCAAACTCTTTGTAAGTATCCGCAGCTCCTGAGATGCGCCTGTTGACCTCCTCAACTCTTTGCCCAATCGTCTCAAACGCCTTGGCGGAGGCCTCCTGTGCTTGCTTCAGCTGGTCTTGTGCTTGTCTTAGTTCAACGGATGCATAACGGACAAGGCGAGCGTCTTTATATTGCGCTTGTAAGGCTGCGTTATAATCCTGTTGAGCCTTGGTGGCTTGTGCCTGGGCATCTGCCTCAGCTTGCAGGGTCTTTGAGATCTTTTCGATCTCAGCATTTAAGAGCTCTTTTTGTATCTGTGCTTGAATATTGGCCCTGCTATAGGCGAGCAATTCACGGCGAGCAGGTACAAACCCCTTCTCCGCTAAGGCCTCAAGCTTCGAAGTCAGGTCACCAGCTGCAGCTGCAAAGGCCGCTTGTCGATTCTCTGCCTCTTTGGCGGCTCCGCTCAGCTGTCTAAATGCCTCAACACCCGCCGCTATAGCGGTCGTGAGCAGCCCTAAGGGGCCAAGCAAGGCGGTGATCCCTGCACCACCAGCAGAGACTGATTTAATGGCTGAGCCCATCTCAGAGAACGCTGTCACGCTTGAACCCACCGCGTCTGAGACAGCGCCTAAACTTTCACCCATTTGTTGATTTGTCTTACCTACTAGATCACCAACACCCTTGAAGGTTTCACCTATCCCCTCAGCCCCCTCCTTTACCTTGTCAATACCTTTGAGGGTGTCCTTTTGACCTTTGAGCTCGACCTCAATCTCAATCACATTCTCAGCCATGGTGGGCCTCCTGTAGGGCTTGCTCACGCTGCCTTAACATCATCTCTTCAGTGTTGTGATGTAGCACATCAAGCGCTTCTATAATTGCACAGGTGGGCCTCGGATAGCTAGCAGCTAAAGAGCTGAGCCCTTGCCTATGCCTATGATAAGCCTCAATGATTGAGGCCATTCGGTTCTGATCAGCCACAGGGCAACTCCTGACCTGAAGGTCAGAGAACCCCTGGCCACAATTGGGAGCCACCCTATAACCAGGGATAAACAAGCCATGCTCATCACGCTGAGCGAGGGGAAGCCCTGCCCTGAATGGCCCTCCACAGTTGCCCCGCTGCCTCCTGAGCTCAGGGCGAGCCCTGCACTGATCACAGCTCCATCCTCTGCCTCCACTGTGGGCGAGCCACACAGAGGAGGCTAAGGCTATTTTCCCCGCTGACCCAATAGACTCATTCGCTGAATATGGGTCACGAGCTCAGAGATGACCTGAAGCCTGTGAGCCTCAGGCTTGATGAGGTCAAGCCTCCCCTCAGCTGGCTCACCATCAATGCTGATGAGCGCCACTCGTACCATCTCCACAAATACCCTGTTGAGGTAGCCTTGATAAGAAGCGAGCGCCTCACGCTCATCATCAGCTAGCTCATGATGCCAGCGCGCTTTAACCCGCTCATCATCAGGGGCCTCAAGCCACAAAAGGCGGCCAAGCTCTGAGCGAGTGTAGGCGCCCGCCTTCACCTCAGCTGTCTCCCTATCGCTAGGTGAGAGCGCCTTCAAAGTGAATACTGTGGCTCCCTCAATCCCCCCTAAATCTGAAGGTTCACCGCTCGCCATGTATGCGCTCACCTGCTCAGGTGTGGCCACCACAGCAGGATCACAGGTCACCACCACGTCAAGAGTGAGGTCAGCGTCAGGTAGGAATGAGATTGCCATGGGTTAGCCTTTGCCTAGTGCAAGCCTGAAGGGGGTGTTCCAAGCATAATAAGAGCCATCATCAATGTCACCGCCAAAGCGTGAGGCCTTATAGGTGAGCTGCTGCCTGACGATGTCATTCCCGCTTGGATCATATTTGGAGGGGTCCACTGTAAGATAAGCCGCAGGAATTTGGAAGGCCCCACCATCACCAGCCGCCAATGGGCCAAAGCCAATCAACACCTGTCTCAGGGTGCGGTTGAAGAAATCGCTATTGATCGCGGTGTTGACTGTGCTGAGGGTGAGCGTGAGCTCCACATCCACGTCAGTCACCTCCATGTCACTCATGGCCAGGATGCTGTTAGAGTGACCCTTTGGTGTGAGGGTGTTGGTGACAGTCAAAGTGAAGTCATCCACCTCAAGAGAGATGCGACCTAGGGTGTCACCTGTAGAGGCATCTGTGAGGGAGGTGGGTGAGGCGCTTGAGATGACAGCATAGGAGCCACGGAAGAAGCATGGAGCTCCTGAGTTATAAGTAGGCTCAATTGGCCCCACAGCTGCGCCGTGGTCATCTTGAATGAGCGCCGCCTGGTAAGTCAGATCAGCCATCACCCGCCCATTATCAAGGCTGAGCTGCATTGTCTCAAGTCGGCAGCCATACGCATAAGAGCGGAAGTTGACCCCATCCACCCTGAAGCTGAGGCTATGCTCAGTGGTCCCGAGCTCATCCTTACGCTGTGGCGCGTACCAGTTGGCCAAGAGCCGCGCTGTGGGTGTCCCTGTGAAGCCTGAGCTAAAAGCAGGGCTCACAGTCACATCACCTGTCACATCATTGTCAGTCACAGCGCTATACTCAGCGCGGCCATTGATATCCACACCCACCAGGCCACCACTGATGTAATTTGCGGCTGTGGTGGGCGTGAAGGTGTTGACATCGGTGATGGCTGTGATGGCATCTGACCCTGTTGTGATGGCTGCCGCCTTGAAGCCACCGCCCAGCAGGTGGCCAAGATAGTTCGCACCATAGCTGTTGATGGAGCTGCCCACAGTGGTGAGGTCGAGCCTCATGACCACTTGGCCCGTGCGCCGCCTCACTCGTGAGCCACCACTCCACACAGTGTCAGGCTCAGGGGGGAGCGAGTAAGTCCCATCACGAGCGTCGTTGCGCTCGCTGACCACAGGGTCACCATAGATGATGATTGGATCACGCTCACATGGGATGGAGATGAATGAAAGGCCGCTGTTATCAGGGAGGCCTGTGGATGAGCTGAGTGAGCCAAAGGAGCTCTCAACAGCCACGCTTAAACTTCTGTGGGTCACGCTCATAGCGCCTCCAAATAAAGCAGGTCAAAGGGGAAGGTCAAGACCAAGGCCATGACCTCAGAAGTAGGGTCAAGGATTGGCTCTGTGGTGGGCTCACCAGGGATAACAGACACAATCCCTGTGGAGCTGAGATTATATTGAGGGCCTTTGAGAGTGACAAGGAGCGCGGCGGCATCCTCAGCCATCATCCGCTCCATAAAGTGGAGCTCCCCTATATCATAGCGGACCCTCAGGTTGACAGTGGCGCGCCGCCTCCCACTGATACCAGCCTCACCATCATCCACCCCATAGCGCTCAAGTCTGAATTCAAAGTAGCGCGTGGTGTTTTGGTGAGCCTCAAGTGGACCCACACGCCCTGAGCTGTTAATGCTCACAAAGCCATGATGAGCGTCTGTCTTAGGGAGGGTGGCTTCAATCTGCCCCTCAAGATAATCGAGCGCTGCATAAATACCTTGGCTCATGAGCGCCCTCTCTTGATCTTCTTGGCAATCTCAGCTTGCACTGTGGAGACTAACACATCCACACCCCTAGGAGATAGGCCAAGGAATTCACGCTCAGCGTTCACCTTGTAGCCATATCGCCTGACCTCCTGAGTTAGGCCAATGATGAAGAAGCTATCTGTGGCCTGTAGCACCATGAGGTTATTCATCAGCGCACCGCTTAAAGTGAGGTCCACTAAAGCGCTTGAACCTACACCATGCTGACGGCTCTCGCTCTTATATTCACGATAACCCCCCTCATAATAGACTGAGCGCCCTGTCCTAGATACACGCCCTCCCTTTGGCTTCAGCCTGGCCCCTCTATAAGCGACATATAAAGGGCGGGTCGAGTAGCCCACAAAGGGCTTACCATTGGCATCAATTCCACGCGAGGTCCTCAGCTTGATGGTGGCCAAAGTGTTGAGCGCCAAGCGGGCGCTATCCTTAGCGGTCCACAGCGAGGAGGGGAGATTGAGCCTGACCTTGGCTGGCATGTTAGTGCCTCATCCCACGGGTGGGCGTAAAGGTGGCATCATAGGCTGTCTTGTTGTAGGAGCTCCATGATGCTCTGAGGTCACGAGCGCTCCCCCCCTTCTTGGCTACGTCTAGCTCATTGTCATCCACCACGTTGTCACCATCACGGTCCAAGGCTAGTGACCTGAGGCTGATATCCATGAGCTGCCCACAGCGCTCTCTCATCATGTTGGCTGTGTCCATTTGATTGACGAGCTCATAGACACGTGCGGCGGTGCAGTATGCGTGGGCATTGAGGAAGGAGCCAGCGTTGAACACCTCATCCTCTGTCACGTCAGGCTCATCCTTCAGGTGATCACGCAGGACTAAGACCAACTCCTGAAGCGCCGCCTCAATCTGAGGCTGAAAAGAACTTTGGCGCCTTGGGATCATATCCGCTAGTTGAGGGAATTGACTCACCAATTCATCATGGCTCAAGCCTGTGTCAAACGGTCGGGGGGTGACCTTAAGGAGCCCCTTCTCAAGCTTGGCCTGAGTCTGTTGTCCTAGGTCAAGGGTGTAGCTGACCTGAATTGGATAATAACCTGAGGTGTCAGTGATGACTGAGGGGATGGTCCCATAGTACATCCCAAACACGAGAGAGGAGGGGGCGCTCATATCCACTTCACGTGGCAGGGGCTCAGCGAGGATGGCCGTGGTACCTACCATTCTCACCACTGTCACACTGTAGATACTGTCACCATCAGTCACCAGATAAGCCTTCAGCTGATCAGCTTGGAGCGCTGTGGCTTGGCTGTCTACTGTCAGCGTTCGTCTATCATTAGCGATGGCTGAGACTGTGGCGTTGGCGCGGGTCTGTGTGAGGGTGACAGGCGAGGAGCTCCCCACAGTCATCACAGCTGAGCCACTCAGGGGGCCAGGGGCCACCCACTCATAGACCCTTGTTTGACCTGTGACTGTCTTAATCATCGAGCGCCTCCTGCGTTGGCTTTGGCTATATCCTGAGCTGTGGCCTTCTGAAGCCCCGCCGCTTCCATGAAGGTGTCTGTGATGGGGGACCAGCTATGTCTGCAATTATACCCACCACCGCTAATTTTAACAGGCATCCCTTGACCATTATTGAGCCGCCCCATCTGCTTCTCGTCTACCACCTTATTGATGAGTGGTCTACAGAATGAGCGGGTGATGCCATCCCTCGGGCCTGTGTAGAGGTACAGGTCGAGCCCATAAGCCTCAGCGGCCTTGGCGGTGACTGTGCGCCCATAGTTGTTGAGCTGCGTCCTAGCCTGTGTGAGCTGTGTTCCTGTGCTCTGCTCAAGCCTCTGATTAAGAGCATCAATGGCTTGACTCATGGGAACACCCACAGTCATCCCTTGAAGAGCGCTCCTCACAGCTGTGAGGGTGTCAGGGAGGATGACATCCTGAAAGACCTGATCAGCGGTGGCAATCTGCAAGGCTGCTAGGTCAGGGATGTCATCAGCACTAGCTGCAGAGATGATCACTTGCAGCGTATCAAGCGCCACCTCAGTGATGAGCTCCTCAGCTGCCACAAAGTCCTCCACCGCTAACCCCATGCCGCTCCTCAATACAAAATCAAGGAGCTGGTCACGTGGTAGAGCAAGGAGCTGGTCAGCTGAGGTGAGCTCAACAGCGGTTTGTAAATTAGCCACTGTTTCACGCTGAGCGCGCTTAAGGTCTTTCCTGAAGCGCGCCTCAGCTCTCAGGAGGGCGTTTAGACTCCTGATCTTTGCCTTGACTATGTCACCCAGTGGCCCCTTCAGGTCACGCAGCTGAGCTGTGAGGTCATCGAGCGCCTTCTGATCAGCGCTCGGACCTTCAGCTAATGCTACATGAGAGCGGCCACATGAGCAGAACACGCCACCTCTTAGAGGCAGTCAGTGAGGACGAAGCCAAGGTTGCCATCCACCACCTTGTAGAGGTGGCTCATGTCAGCCCACACCTGACGAGCAGTGAGGTCAAGCTTGTCATACTGACCAGCCTTCATAGCCTCGAACTCAAGGTTGACAGCTGCCACAGGCATCATCCGAACACCGTTGCGGTTCTGAATGGCATCAGAGCCATGGAGGATGCCCATGAAGATGCTGTCACCAGTCCAAATGTAGCTCTCAGAGCTGGTGGCACCTGGGACAGCGGTATCCTGACGAGCTGCACCAACAAGAATGTTCGGAATACCAAGGAGGTCGCGGAGGGTGTTGATGACCTGCTCATCAGACAGGAGGAGGTTTCCACCACCAGCCACGCCACTTGGAGAGGTGCCAACTTGGAAGTAGCCACGGAGCTCCCCTGAGCGAGCGAGGGAGCGGAAAACCTGACGACCCAAGATGAGCGTGTCAGCATTGAGCCCATGAGCGTTCTCGAAGACCAGGTCCTTCAGCTCATGGAGATAGCTGAGGGGCTCTGCGCCCGCTGCGTCGAACTTCCCACCGAACTGAGCGGTTGAGGTGGCGGTGTTGAAGTTAGAGCCCGTGAAGAGGACGTCAGCGGCGCGCTTCTCCTTGGCGAGCTTCATGACACGCGCCACCTTCTTCACAATGCGCGCCTCCTCGCTCCCGGGATACTGTGAATCCACAATATCCTCCATAGCAATAGAGTCCTCAGCGCTGTAGATGTCACACTTGTAGGTGAGGCTCGAGCGGTCAAAGCCACCAATGCGAGTGCGTGAAGCGCCTGGAGCGCGCTCAAGGTCAAGCCCT